TGACTACATACCTTTATTAGAGGTACTGGTCTTTGGCACTATAGGCATAAGACAAGGCTCGTTCGAGGTCCTGGAGTCGATTAGTACCCCAGGGTTTACTCAAAGAGTCTGAACTGATGACATACCCATGGTCCGTGAGGACCCGCTTAATGGGTGGAGTCAACAAGTTCTCGTCTACATGTAACCGCGCCGCACCAATCTGTGTTACCACAGACGGCGGTAGCGAGGTGGAGACTGGTCGTCTCCCCATCCTATAAGACGCTTGCGCGCTTATCGCGGAGAAGCTGTTAGCAGCTTCCCAAGATGGCCGCATGTAGTTGTGTTCCCATAGCTTGTCACACGCATCAAGATGCTTCGAGGGGTCATGGAAAGTGACCCTCCGCACCGACTTGTGTGCCTGCAGAGCGAGAAGTAAAGCGACTCGCTCCGTAAGTGGTAAGCCATTAGGATTCCGACCGAAACCTTCCGGTTCCGGTATGGACATTAACAATTCACAGACCTTACGTTGTCTAGCTGGAAGGCTAGGTATCAAGTCTATGCCGACATGTTTAATCACGTCGACGAAGGAGTCGTCAGACCCTTCTTTCCACTTGGCCGCTGCCAGGATTCCATCCCTGGTGATAACCTTTCCTGCGAACTCAGCCGCAGTAGTGGATGTTAATGTTTTATCCTTGGAAATGGGTATGTCCAACTTTGCCAGTTGTTGCAGATACTTATCTGCCACTTCGGGGTGACTAATACAAATGTCATCTCCCAGCACACGAAATGAATCGGAAACTCCGACCGTAGTTTCGCAGGCCCGGACCAAAAGTCCGTGGGTAAGTGCAAACACAGCAAAGGATGGGCCCAACCCGAGGGGTTGTCCAACAGACCATCGCACGTTCCCAACGTGCTTATCATGGAGCGGTTTCCAAGCCGCCCGTGATAGGTCTTCAAAGAGGTTTATATCCTCTTTCTTACAGCCTATGTCCCGAAGGACCTTCAGCTGTACGGACAAAGGGAAGTTATTGGTGGCATCAGACAAATCGATGCTATACACTTCCTTTCCCTCGAGAAGTTGCTTCCTAGCCCAATCGATACCACTTGATTGGTCATAGGTGCAATCCCATTTAACCTGTCTCAACAGGTTGAACACTTCTTTCTTCAATCGAGACATTGCACACTGATGTACAATGTTTGGGGCTGCAAAGACCCTAAGTTTATAACCCGGTTCCTGTGTCATACCCAGTGTTCCCACTGAGTCATCGCAACGGTCCGGTGTTAACGGTTCGTGGTACCCAAAGTAGTCATCATGGTTTATACGCATGCGAATGCGGTCACCCATGTATGTACTAAACATACTTTGGTATATTGGGTATTTTTCCCAAAGAGCCTGTCCGATATCACTATCGAC